GATTTTAGTTATCAGAATAACGTCCATTTTGGCGAAATGGGCAGAGCCTGTTGTGAATTTTGGTTGGCGGCCTGTTTGTCTGAAAGCATGGACATTCATATTGCTACAAGATCTTCCCTATTGGATTCCAATATTAATTTAAAAGATAAATTGTATGGCTATCATCGTTTAGATGATCCTTCCGTATTGCATGGCAAACCTGGGAAATTGAAATTGAAATCTTATTCTGAAGTAAGCAAACCTGCTGCTATTCCATTGGGAATCTCGGATCGTTGGAGTACCGACAACTCACTTAAACAAAGTGCCGAGCAATTACTTAGTAACCCACCGGAGCCAAAGAAAGCATAATGTTTGATTTAGAATCCACTGCCATCCCTGGAGACTTAACCGTTCATACGACGAATAATCGTGGACATACTCCAGAAGAATGGGCAAAGATCGCAACTGATCGGATAGTGCATATAAGCGAGGATGCAGCTGAACCTATCCGTCTACAAGCGCAAGCATTTAAGGTTAAAGTTGAAAAATTATTAACCTTATATTTTAAACAAGCTATTGACAGTCATATATGTACCGTCAATAATCTATTAATAAAACAAGGCCACCTTGATGTGGCTGAAATAATACGGAGACTATAATGGCAATAACGCAATCAATGGCTACTTCTTTCAAAGTAGAACTGCTCAAAGCAGTACATAATTTCTCAACGGGAGGAAACACTTTTAAGTTGGCTCTTTACACGAGTTCAGCCACTATGGGTGCTACTACCACGGCTTATACGACTACCAATGAAGCGACAGGGACCAATTACACAGCAAAAGGTGGAACTTTAACAAAAGTCACTCCTACTGCTACAGGAACGACAGCGGTAACTGATTTTGCAGATCTAACATTTGGTACTTGTACGATTACGGCAAGAGGCTGCATGATTTACAACGACACGGCTACGGGAGATCCCAATGTAGCGGTGTTTGATTTTGGTGGAGATAAAACTTCTACAGCAGGATCCTTTACCATACAATTTCCAGCCAAAGCAGCATCAACAGCGGTTATCAGAATAGCCTAAGTTAGCTCATGGCTTATCTAAACGGATGGGGCAGAGGCAAATGGGGCCAACTGACCTGGGGTCAAGATTCTGTTCCCGTTGAATTAACAGGACTAGCGGGTACTTCCGCATTGGGTAGCGAAAGTGTTGCCGCAGATTCTAATTTATCAGTAACGGGAGTGGCAGGAACTTCTGCTTTAGGTAGCGTGGTTGCCTCTGCAGGAGCCACCATTACTGAAACTGGGTTAGGTGGCGTGGCAGGCATCACAGGTATTGCTAGTGTTACGGGTACAGCCAATGTTTTAGAAACGGGTGTATCTGCTACAGGAGCCATAAATAGCATAGCAACTACAGGAGCTGCCTTACATGGTGTTACAGGACACGCCTCCACATCAGCTCTAGGTGAAGAAACCGTTACGGGTGACTGCAACCAGGCATTAACTACAACAGTGGGGACAGGTGCAGTTGGAAGTATAACACTAGGTACCGACAATGTAATTCAACTGACTGGAGATATTCCCTCTAGTGGAGACGTGGGTTCTTTAAGTACCAGTTTAGGTTGTACGGTATTTCCGACTGGAGCTACCGCTACGGGATATGTAACGGGTTTAAACAAATGGCAAATTATCGACGATTCGCAAACACCTAATTGGACGGAGATTGCTGCTTAGTTTAATGTTAGTATAATAAGATAAAGACTGGAGAATAAAATATGGCCACTTATGTAAATAATTTAAGACTCAAAGAAATCGCCACAGGCGATGAGTCTGGAACCTGGGGTACATCCACCAATACCAACTTGGAATTGATTGGGGAAGCCTTTGCGTATGGAACCGAAGCGTTGGCAGATTCGTCAACACAAACAATAACGATGGCGAATGCGACAGCAGACGGCATTCGTAAAATTTATGTCAAATTAACGGGGACTTTATCACAAGCCAGTACGATTACTTTAGCACCCGATACCGTGTCTAAAATATGGATAATCGAAAATGCCACATCGGGGGGATATAATACGGTTATCAAACAAGGGTCAGGGGCTACTGTTACCATCCCCAATGGCAACGTAAAAGTAGTGGCTACCGATGGCGGTGGTTCAGGCGGTATTGTTTATGATTTATTTACCGATGTTAGCTTTGCTGGCACAACGGCTATGGGAAGTGTGAACATTGATGGCGGTGCTATAGATGCCGTTACTTTAGGAACCAACTCTGCTGTAACCCAAGCCGTAGTAGACAATGTAAATATTAATGGTTCCACTATTGGTCATACATCCGACACGGATTTAATGACTTTAGCTAGTGGTGTTTTAACGGTTGCTGGAGAAGTGTCCATGACCACGCTAGATATAGGTGGTACTAATGTTACGGCTACGGCAACAGAATTAAATTACGTTGATGGGGTCACATCAGCAATACAAACTCAAATAGACACGAAAGCGTCTGTGGGTAAAGCTATCGCTATGGCGATGGTGTTCGGATAAACTTAGGAGAAAAATATGGCAAATCCCAATCTAGTAGATGTCACATCAATTACAGGTGAAAGTGTCACTGGTGCATTAACCACTACCACTACCACCGATTTGTTGACGGCAGCTTCTGAAACACTTGTTAAAGTTAATAGCATAATTATTGCCAACATAGATGGCACTAATTCCGCTACAGTAACAATGGGTATTATTAAAAGTGGTGGTTCTGTTGTGCTTTTTGCTTCCACGATTGCAGTTCCTGCGGATGCAACGCTAGTTCTTGTTGATAAGAACTGGGGATTGTATCTGGAAGAAGGCGACTTGATCGAAGGCGGAGCAAGTGCTAACAGTGACTTAAATTACTTGATTTCGTATGAAATACTTAATGACGCATAGGAGAAATAATTATGGCTCACTTTGCGGAATTAAATAGCAGCAACGAAGTATTACGAGTAATTGTAGTTTCTAACGAAGACGTAGATGCAAATGGCGGGGATAAACACGCTGATGCAGAAACTTTTGTTACAACCATTGTGCCTCATGGCACAGGTGGAGTAGCTTGGAAACAAATGTCTTATAATAATAATTTTAGAAAACAGTATGCCGCTATAGGGTATACTTATGATTCAGGAAAGGATATGTTTATTCTTCCTAAACCTTATACTTCTTGGACAAACGATTCAAGTGGCGATTGGAAAGCGCCTGTAACTTATCCTAATGATTTAGAAGAAAACAGTTTAACTGTATTTACGGAATGGGATGAAGATAATAAAAAATGGCTTGGTTCTACTTGGTCTGATAATTCTATAGGTGTAGGCACAGAAACCAAATATGAATGGAATGCTTCTGGTTTATCGTGGACAGCTTTATAGGAGAAAAATATGGCTCTTTCTAATGGCGGTATAATTGGAAAAGATAACGACCCTACAACAGCAGATAAAGTTACTACTTTTAATTCTTCTGGTACTTTTAATCCAGCAGTTTCTGAATGCAATCTTTTAGTAGTAGCAGGTGGAGGAGGTGGTGCTTATGCTGGAGGTGGTGCTGGTGGTTATAGAGCTATTAATCCACATCCCTTACCGGGTTCTGCTGTCACAGTAACAGTTGGTGCTGGTGGAGCTGGAGTACCAGATATGTCAAACATGAAAGCAGGAAATAACGGGAATCCTTCTGTTTTTGCTTCAACCACTCCTATAACTTCTACTGCTGGTGGAGGTGGTGGAGCTGGTTATGGCACTAGTGCTGGTCCTGCTGGACCACCCGGACTTGTAGCATGGCATACTGGAAAAGATGGAGGCTCTGGTGGTGGTGGAACTCCCGGTGGTGCTGGTGGTTCTGGTAACACACCACCTGTAAGCCCTTCACAGGGAAGTGCTGGTGGTAGTGGTTTTGGTTATCCGGGGACTTATACGAATAGAGGAACTGCTGGTGGTGGTGGTTCTGGAGCAGTAGGATCAAATGCTCCTACCGATAGTAGGGCTGGTGGTGCTGGTGGAGCTGGAACAGCAAATTCAATTTCAGGCTCTCCAGTAACTTACGCTGGAGGCGGTGGTGGAAGTGGACAAAATGAAGGACCAGCCCCTCCTAAAGCTGGTGGTGCTGGTGGTTCAGGTGGAGGCGGAGCAGGAGGTAATGCTACTACTCATACACCTAGTGATACAGATGGTACATCAGGATCAGCTAACACAGGCGGTGGGGGCGGAGGTGCTTCTTTTAGTGGACCAGCAGTCGCAGATTCTGGTTCAGGTGGTTCTGGTATAGTTATTGTAAATGAACCCAATGGAACATGGACAGCAAGCGGAGTATGGAATATGTACGATCAATATACTTATAGAACAGATGGGACTTGGTTATGAGCAGATTAATAGGTTCAAAATATACAGTTACTGGCGGTCCACTCGTTACTACTTTTACTTCATCAGGCACTTTTACTTCAGGTGCTAAGTCAACTGCTGCTAACTATTTAGTAGTTGCTGGCGGAGGTGGTGGCGGAGGTTATCATTATTGTGGTGGCGGTGGAGCTGGAGGCTTTCGCACATCCACAGATGACAGCTTCCCTATTGATGCTTCTACAGCTTATCCTATTACAGTAGGAGCTGGAGGTGCAGCCAATAGTCCTTCTCCCGGACAGGGTAATGGTAGTGCTGGTAGTGATTCAGTTTTTTCTTCCATAACTTCTGCTGGAGGCGGTTATGGTGGTGGAGATGGAAATGCTGGTGGTGCAGGTGGATCAGGTGGAGGCAACGATAATGATGATAGAGGATCACCAGAAGGAACAAGACCTGCTGGTAATACTCCTCCTGTTAGTCCATCACAAGGTAATAATGGCGGTATTCCTAATTATAGTATAAGTAATGATGGTCCTAGAGGTCCTTCAAGTGGAGCAGGTGGTGGAGGAGCTGGAGGTGTTGGTGGGGATGGTGATAATCATCTTGCACCGGGAGCGCCTGATCCAGACAAACAATCTGGTTATGGAACAGGTGGAACAGGTGGAAATGGTACAGCCTCTTCTCTTTCAGGCTCTCCAGTAACCTATGCTGGCGGTGGAGGCGGTGGCGCTCATAACACAGGTATAGGAGGAACTGGTGGTCCGGGGGGTGGTGGTCGTGGAGCAGGTTATGATTATCCTCTAACAACTCAATCTAATGGTGGTGCTGGTACTGCCAATACTGGTGGAGGAGGCGGTGGCGGTAGCGCTCCCCCTGCTTCTGTCAATAAAGGTGGAGCTGGTGGCTCTGGTATAGTTATTATTGATGAAAATGGTGGTACAAGTTTAGCTGGTGGAGTATGGAGTACAAAACAGGTTTTTAAGCAAATAGTAGAAGACGACTGGATTTAGTACATGAATCTAAAATGGTACTACTGGTATTTTACATCAGCTGTTCCTCCTAAAATATGTGATGATATTTTGGAACACGGAAATAGTTTAGAAAAAGAAATGGCTTTAACAGGCGGTGGAAATCGAAGCAAACCCCCCTCTAAAGAAGAACTTAAAAATATTCAGAAGAAACGTAAATCGGATATTGTTTGGATGAACGATACTTGGATTTATAAGGAAATACATCCTTACATTCATCAAGCCAATGCTAGTGGGGGATGGAATTTTCAATGGGACTTTACTGAAAGTTGTCAGTTTACTGAATATAAAAAAGGACAGTATTACGATTGGCATTGTGACTCTAATGAAACGCCTTATGACAAACCAGAGGATGTTAATTCACATGGCAAAATCAGAAAGCTATCTATGACTCTTTGTTTAACTGAACCAGAAGAATATGAAGGGGGAGATTTAGAGTTTGCTTTTCACGATTTGGAGGGAAATAAACAACCAAGAATTTGTGAAGAAATAAGACCTAAAGGTAGTTTGATTGTATTCCCTTCTTTTGTTTGGCATAGAGTTAAACCTGTAACAAAAGGCATAAGACATTCGTTAGTTTGTTGGAATTTAGGACAGCCCTATGTTTAAAGAAAATAAATATTTAGTCATTAAACGGGTTATTCCAAGGGAATTGGCAGAATTTTGTTATGATTATTTTTGTAATAAAAGGAAAGTAGCACGTTTATTTTATGATGCTCGTTATATTTCCCAGTTTAATAATGATTGGGGTGTATGGAATGATACGCAAATACCAGAAACATACAGCCATTATGGAGATTTAGTAATGGAAACATTACTGGAAAAAATACAACCACGCATGGAGATAGAAGCAGAGGTTAAATTAAACCCTACTTATAGTTATGCACGAATTTACAAAAAAGGTGATGTGTTAGAGAGACATAAAGATCGCTACAGTTGCGAGATTTCTACCACCTTGCATTTGGGTGGTGATCCTTGGTCTATCTTTCTGGAACCTGATACTACAAAGGGAGGATATGATGAGGAGAAGGATGAATATAAGCCCAGTAAATCTAAAGGTAAGGAAATAGAATTAGGAGTGGGTGATATGCTGATGTATCGTGGCTGTGAACTGGAACATTGGCGAAAAAAGTTTGAAGGCGAGAACTGCGGTCAGGTATTTTTGCATTATAACGATGCCACCAAAGATACGGCAGAAGATAATAAATTTGATGGCAGACCTTTTTTGGGTTTACCTACATGGTTTCAAGGGTATAAAATAGAAAAACAAAAAACATAGGAGACAATTATGAGCTTAATACTTAATATAGTAATGACCATGACGATCATAGTGACAGTTAGTTCGATGATTGCTGCGATGACTCCCACTCCCAAAGATGATATATGGATTGGCAAGTTATACAAAGTAATTGACTTACTGGCATTGAACATAGGTAAAGCCAAGAACATTGGCAAATAATGCTCGATGGCAAGCAAAACTGTTATGGAGGTTTCAGCAGATCTTTCTAAACACGAGGCCGTTTGTACCGAACGTTGGCTAGAAACCATACATCGTATTAATCGACTGGAGCTGTTTGTTATCTCCACACTTATTGTACTTGTACTAGGAATGGGTGGTATTCTAAGCACTCAATTATTTTAAAAAAATGCCATTAGCTAAATTTGATTTCATACCAGGTATTAATAAAGAAGGTACCGCTTATACCGCTGAAGGTGGTTGGTACGATGGCAACTTAGTTCGTTTTCGTCAAGGTCATCCAGAAAAAATAGGCGGTTGGCTAAAAGATAGCGACAATTATTATCAGGGAACGGGACGATTGTTGCATCCCTGGATTAATTTAGCAGGCACTAAATATTTAGGGATAGGTACCCGATATAAACTCTACATTCAAGAAGGTAATTCCTTTAATGATATTACACCAATTCGTACTACGACTTCAGCGGGTGATGTCACTTTTTCAGCTACTAATGGCTCCGCTACCATTACAGCTACGGACACAGCTCATGGAGCAGTCGAGGGAGATTTTGTAACTTTTAGTGGTGCAGTTTCTCTAGGCGGTTTAATTACTGCTACGGTGTTAAATCAGGAATATCAAATAGTCACCGTTCCTACAGCTAATACTTATACGTTTACTGCTACTGCAACGGCTAATTCCAGCGATACAGGTAATGGTGGTGGTAGTGTTGTAGGTGTTTATCAAATTAATTGTGGTTTGGATACTTATGTAGGTTCAACAGGTTGGAGCGCTGATTCATGGGGAGATGGCACCTGGGGAAGTGCTACTACATTAAGTGCTTCCAATCAATTGCGTTTGTGGAGTTTGGATAACTTTGGCGAAGATCTGATAGCGTGTCCGCGTGGAGGCGGTATTTATTATTGGGATAATACGAATGGACTTAGTACACGAGCTGTCTCTTTTAGTAGTTTAACCAACGTTAATTTGCCTCCTACCAAAGCCTTACAAATCTTGGTCAGTGATGTAGATAGGCATATTATTGTCTTGGGAGCGGATCCTCTCAATGCAGCGGGTACGGCACGCACGGGTAGCAGTGATCCTTTATTTATATGTTGGTGTGACCAGGAAAATCATTTGGAATGGGAACCGAAAAATACCAATACGGCAGGTTCTTTACGGGTTTCTTCTGGCTCGGAAATAATCGCTGCCATTCGTACCAAGCAGGAAACGATAATATGGACGGACGTGGCCATGTATTCTCTGCAATTTATCGGCCCCCCTTATACTTTCGGCCTTAATTTAATTAATGAAAACAATAGCATTATGGGACCGAATGCCTGCGTCAACACGCCCAAAGGTATGTTTTGGATGGATGAAAGCGGTTTTTACGCTTATTCGGGGAGTGTAATGCCAGTGCCTTGTAGTGTTCATAGTTACGTATATGATGACCTCAATCACACGCAATCGCATCAAATCTTTGCCTTTTCTAATAAACGTTTTGACGAAGTGGGCTGGTTTTATTGTTCTCAGGATTCCACTACTATTGATCGTTACGTTACTTTTAATTATGAAAATAATTCCTGGGCAATCGGACAACTAGCACGTACGGCATGGGTAGACGAAGGTATTGTCGATTATCCCCGTGCGGCAGCCTTGGATACCTATAATTATATTTACCGTCAGGAACAAGGTACTGATGCTGACGGTGCAGCCATGGATAACGTGTATATTGAGTCGGGGGACTTTGATATTGGTGATGGCGACCAGTTGCAATTCATTAACCGTATTATTCCCGATTTGACTTTTACTGGCCCTGCGGTCACACAAACTATTAACATGGTGTTAAAAACGCGTAATTATCCGAGTGCCACTTTAACTACCAATTCCACCAGTGCGATAACCAATAGCACTGAAAAAGTGGATATAAGAGCGCGTGCGCGTCAAGGAGTATTACGGGTAGAATCAGATAGCACTGTAGGAGTGGGATGGCGTTTGGGTGCTACGCGCTTAGAACTACGTCCGAACGGGAGACGCTAATGGCACAATTACTTCAAGGTAGATTGCCACAAGCCAACGGGGCAGTGGATTCCACTATTTACAATCAATTGGTACGCATGTTGGAATTAACGTTCAATACGTTTGATCCAACGGCTACCCCTCAATACAACAATACAGAACGTATGCAGAATGAATTTAACGCCGGTGATGTAATATGGAACACCAGCGAGGATGTATTACAAGTATGGACTGGACAGGAATGGTTAAATATTTCCACTCCCACTACCAAAGGGGTGGGTGCCACGGGTTCGGTTTCTTCATTAACAGTTTCGGCCAACGGTGCAACCGTGGTTTCACTACTATGAATCGTATAGCTTTAATGAAAGAACTCACTTTGGACGAAGGGTGTGTTTATGAAATTTATAACGATCATTTAGGCTATGCTACGTTTGGCATCGGGCATCTCATTACCGAGCGGGATCCCGAACACGGAGAAGCAGTAGGAACACCCGTATCCGAGGCGCGCGTGCAGGAATGTTTTAACCAGGACATCGATATAGTAACGGATGAGCTGGATAATAAGATGCACTGGTGGCGTGGGTTGGATGACGTACGCAAACGCGTGTTGGCCAATATGTGTTTTAATTTAGGTTATCCACGTCTAAGTGGCTTTAAGCGCTTTTTAGCCGCCATGGGGACTTCACAATGGGAAACCGCAGCCGAAGAAATGATGGATTCAAAATGGGCTACTCAGGTAGGAGATCGTGCGGAGAGACTAAAACAAATGGTTCTCACCGGCGAGGCGGCTCATGTATGAATATAAGTGCAAAGTTAAAAGAGTGGTTGACGGTGACACTGTGGATGTTGTTCTTGATCTTGGGTTTAACGTTCACCTTGCTTGCCGTGTTCGTTTATATGGCATTGATACGCCCGAGTCGCGCACTCGTGACAAGGATGAAAAAGTTCGCGGGAATCTGGCCAAACAGTTTCTCAAGGATTCAATCGCTAAAAAAAAGGTTGTTCTAAAAACGAAACTCCGCGATTCTCGCGGAAAATTTGGTCGGGTACTTGCCGAAGTGTGGGTAAACGAGCAAAATATTAATGAAACAATGGTCACGAAACGCTACGCAGTAGCTTATCACGGCCAGAATAAACAAGAGGTGGAAAAGGAACATTTAGAAAATCGTCAATTTTTAATTGACACGGGAGTGTTCGATCCAAAATCTGTAGGAGGATAATATGTCTATATGGAAAACCATAGGTGATAGCAATTTTATAAAATTCTTAAAATGGGCAGTTGCTAATGACCTCAAGAAACCAGTAGAGGAATCAGTAAATTTTGAAGGAGTAGTAGAGAAAGTAGTAGAACCTAAACGTGCTAGGGATGAAAAAGGTCAATATCAAGGTGATGATGAATCGACTCCTGATATAAACGAAGCATGGGTAGGAGGAAAATCTCCTAACAAAAAGAAAAGGAAATAACTATGAATGACCGGGATAAATTTGCGGGCGACATGGACCGCAACGAGGTTGAAATAGATCTCAGTAAATTCATGGAGTTATTGCAGGAACAAACCAGATTAAAAGATCGCATCAGGGAACTGGAAGATGAAGGGACTAAGAATCCGCATCAGAAATGGATATTTCTAGCTCAAGCCGTAGATAGCTGGAGGATATTTCCTAGAGCTTTTCTAAGTGTTTATATCTTTTTATTGTATTACGCAACTATGTGGTTCATGGATTTACCCGAACCGAATTTTGAGCAATCTGCTTTGATTTCAGTTCTTGTTGGAGCTGGAGCTGCTTGGTTTGGACTATATGCTGGTACAAGTGGTGCGTCTAAAAGTTTCAAGGGAGAAGAAAAATAATGCATCCAAAATGGATTGTATTTGGAACAATTTGGTTTCTTATAGCTCTTTTAGGATCAGTTACTCTTAAAGCAGCAGAGAACGAGCCTGAAAACCCCGACTGTACTGCGGGGACTGAGTTTTGTGAACAAAATTCGTTAGATACAACGAACAATACAACCACAAATAATACCAACGTAAATACGAACACGAACACAAACACTTCGACTTCAACTGCAACCAATACCAATAATAATACGAACACTACAACTACGACGGCAACGGCGACCAACACCAATAACAACACTTCGACCAACGCCAATACGAATGTAAATACCTCGACAGCGACTACGACAGCAACTTCGACCAACGCCAATACGAATACCAACACCAATGTCAATACGTCAACGTCTAATTCAACAGTAAACTCAACGGTTAATCAGAATGTTACTAACACTTCGACAACGGACAATACTAATACCAATGTCAATACGTCAACGAGTACGTCTGACAATACAAACACTAATGTAAATCA